AAATCCCATCACCGAAGGTGATTTGGAATGGATTTTGACCAAGTTACTGTGAACGGAGTGAACAGTAACGAATATTACGAATCTATAGATAAGGAGTTATTGGAAATGACAAAAGAATCACAGAAAACAAATACCATGACTGCGGAAGAAACTGCACGTCAGAATTCTTTTATTGAGTTGGCAAAGACACTTACCGCACAGAAGTCAAATACACTTGGCCGTCCGCTGACTTATTGTCTGACAACCTTTGGATGTCAGATGAACGCGGTTTCCACGATATAAAAAAAGCCCGTAAATAAAGGATTTTTTAAAATTAAAATGCACAAAGGAGAAAAAGAAAATGGGATTGTTTGGTAAAATATTCGGCAAGCAGGAAACAAAGACAGAACCGAAAAAAGAAGCGGTGCAAGAAAAACCGAAAGCAGTAATCAAAGAGCAACGGCACATTCTGGAAAACATCGACGCGCACATGGAAACAATCATGGAATACGCAGAGAAAAACGACGATTATAAACTGTCAAAGAAAGCATTGATTGAAGAAGGAAGAGACGACGAAAAAATCTATGAATTTGAAATGTGGGAAGAAGCACAATTAAACCAACAACCAGACGGAACGATAGAAGCGATGATTAACGGGGAAACGATCGGAACAATCAAACAAGGAAGCCACGCGAAAGTAAACAAACTTATCAAAAGCGGAAACATAAGGAATATTCACGCGGAAGTGTCGGGCGGAAACTATAAAATATTAAAGTACCTGTCTTCACGTGATGAATACGTACTTGACGAACTGGAAAATCAATTCAGCATCACAATAGAAATATCATACGCAGAACCGTTATAAAAAATAAGTGCATCAAATACAAAAAGTGCTTGATGCGCTTATTTTTTAATTTCGGATATCAGATTTATCAAGAATGATCTTTTGTGCGTCGTCGATTTCAAACGCCAAAGCACAGCCGAGAAAGTCGGCGATCTTTATTAGATCTTCGGCGGAAAAGCTGCCGCGACTAAATTTATTGCTTAGTGACTGCCGCCCGATACATAAATAGTCGGCAAGTTCGTTCATTTTACGCCCTTTCATTTTCAGAAGGGCTTTTATTTTATCAGATACACCCATGTTATCAACCCACCTTTCTATAAACAAAGGATAACACAAACAAGGTTATAAAGTCAACGATTAAGGGTAAAAAAATAATCAAAAACATTTACAAAAGTATTGACGGCATAATCAAAAAGGTGTATTATATAATCAGAAAGAGGAAATAACAGAAAGGCGGTAACAAAATGAAAAGATTTGAAATCGGACAGAGAATTGATAAAGGCGGGGTTGTATTTGAGATAACAGGAAGAACAAAGAAAACTGTTAAATTCGTAGAAATTCAGCACGCAGGAAGATTCAACGAAAGAAGAAGCGAAGAGAAAAAGAAAAAGATCTTCGAATGGCCGGAAAGAGAAATCTTCTTCGTATCGCCTTATGAAGTAGAAGCATAAAGAAAAAAACAGAGCCGGGGCAGCGGCCCCCGGCAGAAAGGAAAAGAAATGTACGAAACGGTAAAAGTTGTTAAGGGATATAAAATCACAAGAATGAAAGGAACGCACGGAGCATATCACGTAAATGTAAGAGAGGACGACCAGATCGGATTTAGAGAGTTTCATACTTTTAGAACAATCAAAGCGGCAACAGAATTCATCGAAACAGCATTATAAAAAAACAACTGTAAAAAGCCTGATAAATCAGATATACTTATAGCAAAACAGAGCCGGGGCAGCAGTCCCGGCAGAAAGGAACAAAATGAAAAAAGACTGGGAAGAAATAGAAAAATTCTTTAAACTTCTGGAGCGTGACGAAACACTGGATAAACAACTGAAAGAAACAACCGGATCAGAAGAATACTTTCTGATTATCTTAGAGAGTTTAAGCCCGCTTCATACACTGGAAACAAGAAAAGAGAAAGAGAGAAAAGAGGAATTGAAAAAATTATATGATCTGTGCAGCTTCGATGAAGAACTTGACAAGGAACTGGGGACCATGGCGGGGATCAACGGCGGATATTTAACAACAGCACTTGAAAAGATCATCAAATAAAGATCAGGGCGGCAGCAGTAGCCGCCCGGCAATTAAAGCAGCCACGATCCGCCCGCGGGAGATTGTGAAGGTCCGAAGCCCTTGTAAATGCTGACGGGTTGCAACGGGGCGTTGTAATGTTGTTCGACAAGTTCCGGCCGGGTTTAATGTGAACCGGGCGTCGTGGGAGAATTAAACCGTTTGTTTCTGTACCACTTCACAAAATCCACACTGAAAGCGCGGGACCTTATAACGCCCGTTTCGTTGCATCTTTAATCACGGTATATAAATTTATGGGAAAGACCATTCGCGAACACGATTTCCGTCACGCGGCGATCTTTTACCGTGATATGATCCAAAACCAGATTGAAAAACTCTTTGATCGATTCTTCTTCGACCATTCCGGCCAGATCGCTATATACGATATGAGATCCGGCGCGGATCTTATGCGTCAGGAGAAAAGCGGAAGCGGATTTCATGAAGGCGGATTCATCAACACCGGAAGCGATATGCGTTTCAGTCAGTTCTTTCAATTTGTTTTCGGCAGCCACGCGCCAGGAATCAAACCGATTTTTCTTTTCCAGATATTCTTTTTCGCTCATACCGTCGTCACTGAAATAATACGCATCTTCCAGACGTTCTTTCGCGCGTTCATATTTTCGAATCTGATCTTTCAGGCTTTCAATTTCTGCCGGATCAGCGGTCGCGCCTTCCTGATCCACCAGATCAGCGCGCCACAATGCGCCACCCGTGGCAGATTTGCCCGTTAATAGTTCAAAGGTACTATTTAAGCTATCCGACGATAAACCCATAATATCGGCAAATACGGCCTTGTCAGACAGAAGCATTTCTTCCAGATCTTCCGGGGTTTTGACCTTCCGACGTTCGTTCGATACGCGGACCATAGCGGATATATAGTTAATCGCAAACGGACCGATCTTCACGTCGCTGACGTTTAGGTTCTGACAGTGAATCGCCCGCGTTTTTGCACTGCAATAGTACATAGACGGGGTAAAACCATTCTTTCGGCGCTTATCCTTTTTGCCCACTAGATAACCAGAACCACACGAACCGCACTGGATCAGACCGGCGAAGACATTACAATTCTTTTCTACCGGGTGCGATCCACACATATTTCTTTTATCCCGGTTGATATCCATAATTTTATTGACTTTTTCCCATATTTCAGGATCAACAAGCGGTTCGAAGACACCTTCAAGGTACACAACTTCGTCAATCGGCTTTTTTCGGCCACGCGCACTTTCGCGGTAATTATAACGATAGTCGCCTTTATTCATCGGATTACGCAGAAAATCGCCGACGGTTTTAGAAGTCCATTCGCCGCCACGTTTGGTCGGTATGCCGTGGGCGTTGTTATAATCACGGATTTTTCCGGTTGACTTTACTTCCAGATACATTTCATACATTGCCCGACCGAACGGGGCTTCCTTTTTGGAATGCACCGGCCACCCGGCGGACGAATCCCAGTCCCACCCATAAGGTACACGCGCACCGTTCCATTTCCCTTCGTTGGCGCGTCCGATCATAATATCCTTCACGCGTTCACTTGTCAGTTTTCTTTCCAGTTCCGCAAATACAAGAATAATCTTCAGGACAGCTTCGCCGATTGCGGAAGACGTGTCAAATTGTTCGTTCAGTGAAACAAACGTCACGCGGTTGTATTTGAAATCATCATACATCAAAGAGAAGTCAACCAGATTTCGGGAAATACGGTCGATTTTATACACCAGAACGTGAGACACAAGCCCGGCGCGGACTTTCTGCATCATTCTTTCATATGCCGGCCGTTTCGTATTCTTACCGGATCGCCCGGCATCTTCGAAGATCTCTACACGCGACATATCAACGTGCAAGATATGTTTGCAATATGCTTTCAATTCCTTTTTCTGGAACGGAAGCGAATCTTTATCGACCTGATACCCAGTCGATACACGAACATAGATCGCAACGATCCGATCGTCGGCACTGGTAGCAGGTGCTTTCATAGCATAAGCCATAACATACACAACCTTTCTATTTTTTCTAAAAAGGGTATAAAAATAAGCCCTTTCAAAAGAAAAAGGCCCATGCTATAATAACACTTGGTAGGGAGTTACTACAGCCGGCCCTTTCTGTCGACAGGTAACAATCTATTAAAACGTTCACGGTTGCCGCCGTGGGCGTTTTATTTTTGTATACTGTTTTAAGGTGCGGCGAATCGTGATCCGCCGCAGGCGGGAACACTAATTCCAGAAGTCGGGGGAAATGATATTTCCCTGAATCTTCCTCGAATGGGATTTTATGCCATTTTTTCGGCGTCCCCTTTTTCGCGAGCGTGTAAAGCCCGTAAAGCAAGTTCTTTATCTAGGCTATCCGCTTCGCGATAACAAGTAACAAGAAATTCTTCTTCTTTCGAAATATGTATGCCTTTTCGTTTTGGAACGCGCTTTTCTAATTCTTCCACATCGTCACGTGCCAGTGAATCCATGGTAACATTAAAAAAATCGCAAAGAATCTTGAAATTAGACAGTGACATATTGTCGTAACCGCGTTTATACCAATTAACAATAGTGGTATAAGGTATCCCGCTTTCATCAGCTAATCGCCTTTTATTCAGTTCCCTATCAGCCATAAGCGCGTCTAATTTCGAAAGAAAATTCATGATATAAACCTCCTTTCTTTTTGTTACAATTACATAATAAGGTAAAAAAATTACATTGTCAAGAAAAATATTACCATAGAGAGTAAATACAAAGAACAAGAAAAAAGAAAACATTTACTCAATATGGTAATTTATTACTTGACAAAATACCATAGTGAGTATATATTTAAGTCAGACTTACTCATTATGGTAAATCAATCAACAGAAAGGAGCGAAACAAGATGCGACAAAAGACGCCACCGTGGGAAGAGCTAACGGACGCACAAAAAAGAGAATACACAAAAGACCTTGTAGCCTATGAACTACTAAAGAAGATAAGCAAAGAAAGAAGCTATCTTGAAGTCGAAGACATTATCGGAAGAATGGAAAGACAGCTTGTATACTGGCGGGATCGCGCACCGTGCGAACTTGCCCCGGTAGCCTTAGACAGATACGGCGCAGAAATAACGCCGCCTATTGCGGGAACAATAAGCGGCGGACATTTAACTACTAACGGGTAGTTGAACCGAAGACAAGATCACGAAATTCTGGACCGTGTTTCATATAAATTTCGCGGAATTCGTCCGGCGATACAGGATTTTCACAAGTGAGTTTATACACTGTATAGGCAGCGGATAAAACGCAAGCTTCCATTTCGCCGTCGAATGTCGGGTTATCGGTATGCGACATAATAAACACCCCCTTTCATAATGCGATTATATCACGACAGGACAGGGGACACCACAAGAAAGGAGAATGAACCATGTACAAGAATTTAGTTGAAATCCTGAAAAGAAAAGGAATCACAAATAAAGCTTATGCGGATTATCTGGGAATTACAGAAAAGACCGTATGGAACAAATTGCAGGGAAAAACAGAGTTCACACTGGGCGAAGCACTGAAAACGTGCGCGTTAATGCCGGAGTATAAAATGGACTACGTTTTCGCAATGGAAGAGAAGGTGGCGTAAATGACATTCTACAAACCATTAACGCCCGCCTTCCGATCGGATATCACGGCCGGCATACATAAGAACATGACAGAGGTAAACGCCTGTCAGCCGAACGCCTTAGTCAATATACAGAAAATCGGGCTGATCCAGTTGGAAAAGTTAATAAACGCACTTCCTGACGGCTACCCGATACCACTGGAAAGGAGAAACGGCAGCGAATGAGAAAAAGAAAAATTGAATCATATATCATAGCGGCAGCAGTCACGGCTTTTATTTCCGGTTTCGGAGCGGGAACGGCAGCAGAACAGCACACGCAGGAAGAAGCCGCCCGGCAGCAGTCAACGGAAATGGTAACTTTACAGATTTACAACGAAACACAGAAAACATGGGACACCTATCAGGGAACACTTGACAGCGAATGTGGACTTCACGGCGACTGGAAATACGAGATCATGGGAAAAGAACTGGTATTAACGGGAGCGCGTCTGATCGGACAGATCCCGAAAGGAGAGTAAATGGCAAGAATCAGTTTTCAAGTGCAACCAATACCGGGCGAAAAGAAATTCAAGGACTTTCAGGAAAACTTCGAAACGATCATGGAAACGCTTTTATATTTGCAAAACGCTTTTCCGAAGATCATCGAAGATCTGGAAGATCCAGAAGACCGTTACGGCGTGGGTGTGATAATCGCATTTGACGCGGATCACATCGAAGCACCGGACGGACAGAAAGGTTTCGGAGTATTCGACACGAACACGGATCGCATTTACATAGCGGCGGACATTCCAGAACCGGAAGAAACACTGATCGAAACGACGGCACATGAATTCATGCATTACATACAGAAGATTAAGGGGCGTCCGTATTCGGAAGAAGAAGCGGAACATTTCGCCGAAACAGTCAGATATCAGGTTAAACGCCGGATTGCAGACACGCGGGCGCAGACACAGCCAAAGAAACGACATTTCAAGAACCCGGCACAATATATCGGAAGCAGAAAGAAAAGAAAGAAGATCGTTCGCGGCAAATAACCGGAACGCGGGGCGATATATGAAAAAAGAAAGAAAAACCATTATGACACTATCCGGCGACGGTCTGACAGCGGACGAACTGGGGCGACTGGAAAGAACGATCAGACAGATCAACTACACACGCCGGAAAAATAAAGATACCGAAATTCGGTTCAACTACTCACTGAAAGGAGATCTAACCAATGAAGGAAGAAAAGACAATCGAACAGGCGTTGAAGGACGCGGCAGAACAGGCAGGAGCAAAACCGGAAGAAATGAAAACCGTTGCGGTCGAACAGGTCGCCGGGATTCATATTTTTAGTTCCGACATGAAAAAACCGCCGATTGTGTTAATTGACGGCGAATTCGTGGACGTGGCGGTACTTCTGGGATATGCAATCAGCGAATTCATAGACGGAGCGGTAGCGCAGGGAATGCAACGCGCGCACGTCGAAAGATTCATGGTCGGCATAACGCAGAAGGCGATCGCAACATCGAGAGCGGAAGCATACAAAAACGCGATTCAGAAAGGGGAGAAACACTAATGGGAATTATGGACGCATTTAAACCGGAAGACCGGACAGAGATTACATTTTCTAATTTTTACAACCTGATCAAACAGGCGGCACAGTACGAAATCGTAATGAATGCCGTAAATTGCGACGTGCCACATAGATACATACGCGAAGCAATGACAGGCGAAAAGGAAGAAGAAGTCGCAGAAATGACACAGACAGCCGAAGGCATTTCAATGAAATTCTACGGAAAAGAACAGCTTCCGGCAGAACCGATCAAAAGCGGCGATTTCCCGTTAAAAGCAATCAGCCTGACGCCAGAAGCAGCAACGACCGGGCAAGACATCATATACCCAACGGAAGAGGCGGACCGCCTGATCGCCGAAGGGAAAGCGGTGGAAACAAAACCAATTCACGGAACAAGAAAGCGCACGATCGAGAAAGCAAAGAAGAAAGGAACGAAGAACCATGGCAAAAATGAACCTGAAATTTAGAGATTTTCTAACCTTATTAAGTCCGGCACAGTATATCACGGTACAGGACGAAGACAACCCATTAAAACAGGGAGAATCTGACACGATCTTCAAAGGAAAAGCCGCGAAAGCACGCCGGGAAGAAGAACTGGCAGACCGTGAAGTAAAAATGATAGCACCGACAGGAGATCCAGACCTTCCGGGAACTTATGTTTTTAAGATCTGGTTATATAAATAATGACAGTAGGAGAGATCAGGGAAGTATCGCAGCCGTCGGCGCGGGCATGGATTGAAAAAGACGGGAACGTAGTATTTGCAGACTGGTTTTACAAGGTCCCGGAAGACCTACTGAAAGCAAAGGTCAAAGAATTTGCATTTGCCCCGGAAATCTGTCACAAGAACTGGGAAAAATTAGGACTTACAAGCCCGATGCAACCGGAAGAAATGCCGGACTATAGTTTTTCTGATTTAATGATGAAACTTTACTACAGAATGAAAATATAAAGGAGATCTAACCACAATGCAACCATACAAAATAGATAAACCAATCCGGTTGATCGAATTATTCGCCGGAATCGGATCACAGGCCATGGCGTTGCGGAATCTGGGAGCAGATTTCACGACCTATCGGACGTGTGAATGGTGGATTCAGCCGAACGCAAGTTATAAAACGATCCATTGCGCGGACGACACAAAAGACTATAGCGCAGATTTTAGCAAAGAACAGATAGCCGAAAAACTGTCGCGATGGGGAATTTCCAACAACGGAAAAGAACCAATGGCAGAAGATAAAATCAGGAAGAAGCCGGAATGGTGGCTTCGCGAAGTGTACAACAATATATGGGCGACGAAAAACCTTGTAAATATCCAGAATATCACAGGCGATGATCTGGGAGTGGTGGAAACAGATAAATACACCTACATAGTAACATATTCATTCCCATGTCAGGATTTAAGCGTCGCCGGGAAAATGGCCGGCATGGATAAAGGATCAGGCACACGATCCGGTATGCTATGGGAAGTTGAAAGACTTCTGGACGAAATGAAGGAACTTCCACAGATTCTTCTAATGGAGAACGTGCCACAGGTCATGCAGAGAAAGAATTTACACAATTTTGAAGCATGGCAAGAGTTTTTAACCGGGAAAGGCTATAAAAATTATGCAAAGATCCTGAACGCAAAAGACTTCGGCATTCCGCAGAACAGACAGCGCGCCTATATGGTGTCGATTCTGGGCGATTATGATTATCAGTTCCCGGAAGAAATACCATTGGAAAAGACCATGGACGATTTACTGGAAGACGAAGTGGAAGAAAAATTCTATGTAAATTCGGAAGCTGCCGACGGACTTATCACGGAACTGATACAGAGCGGGCGACTTGAAAAAAAGTGTCAAAAACCATAAGAGGGGGGGCAGAGGTAGCAAAGACCGCCACAAATGGGACTTAATCAGGATAAAAAGACAATGCAGATCGGTAACATAATGAAAGGCGCGTCCGGGTGGGATAATCCGAGCGTCGGCCGTGTTTACGATCGAAAAGGTCTTTCCCCGACACTCAATTCGTGTACAGGGGGGGGACGACAACCCTATATCATAGTGAGGTGCGACAGTGAAAAAAAGAATACCGATAGCGATTAGAGGTAGAAACCCGGAAAATCCTTCGGACAGGACGCCAGGAATCCCGACCATACAGAGAATCGAGCCACAACAGGAAAATATCTGCAATACATTAACGACAGTCAATAAAGACACGATGATTCTTGAAATTGTAGAAGATTCTGTAAATCCGATTAGGGGGGGGAGAATCCAGAAGTTAGGAGCGTTAGGCGGAGAACATCAAGGGAATTTAATATTTGACAGTTGCGGAATCTGCCGTTGCTTGACAGCGACAGAATATAAACACGCAACGAAAATTATCAGAACGGGATTAAAAGAATGTTAGAAGCAGTAATGGTAAAACAGGCGACAAAAGCCGGATTTATAAAATGGCAAGTAGGGGGGGTGGCAGATCTCAGCTTCCCAACATCAAAGACCAGACGCGGACGCGTTCAGGCAGGCGGGACCGTCAGCCCTACGATAATGTCGAGCAATCAGGAGTTATATAAGTTGGAGCGTAAAGAAATGGAATCATACAGAATCAGAAGATTGACACCGTTAGAGTGTTGGCGGCTTATGGGATTTTCGGACGAAGATTTCAGGGCAGCAGAAGCAGACGAAATAAACAGCGATACGCAGTTATACGCACAGGCGGGAAACTCAATCGTTGTGAATGTACTGGAAGCAATATTCGGGGAAATGCTACCGAAGGGCCAGGACATGGAAGAAGAACCGGAAGAAGAACCAGAACAGGAGAAGATAGAAAGCATGGACGCGATAAAACAGAAAATCTATGAACTAACAGAAACGGAGTTAAAAGCAGCAAACGAAAAGTTCCCGCTTTTTGCAAGTTTTCACGAAACCTACGGCGTAATTTTTGAAGAATTCGAAGAGACGCGAGACGAACTAAACGAATTGGAAAGCAGCGTCGATCGATTCTGGTTAGGAGTAAAACAAAACACATCATATATTGTTGAAATTGACCGACTGGCGGAAATATACGAAAGAGCAGTAAGACTTGCAGTCGAAGCGATCCAGACCGCAGCAATGGCGCGAAAAGGAATTTTAAGCAGCTACCAGAAAGGAGATCTGGCACATGGAGAAACGACAGAAAATTGAAGAAGCATTGAAAGAAATCGGGATTTATACCGTGGAAGATTTAAACAGAGCAATCAAAGAGGAAAAACCGCTTGATCTGGGAATTATGACCGGACAGGCGACAGCAATCAGAAAGGCGGGTTAAATGGATACAAAGGGAAATCGAATCATAGCCGTTGATTTTGACGGAACACTACATACGGGAACATGGCCGGAAATCGGCGACGTAAACATGACCGTTTTTAATTTTTGCCGAAATGAGCAGCTAAACGGCGCGCGCCTGATCCTCTGGACAAATAGAGCCGGGGAACAGTTGGAAGACGCGGTGGCGTGGTGCAAGGAACGCGGGCTTGAATTTGACGCGGTAAACGAAAATCTGCCGGAACTGATTGAACTATACGGGAACGACTGCCGGAAGATCAATGCAGATATATACATCGACGACAAGGCAGTAAATCCAATGAGAAGACGGCAGATCGCCGGACTTACATCATTAAACCCATACGACAACCCGACAGATCGGGAAGCGTTCGCAGAAATCCAGAAACAGAAAGAAGCAGAAAGAAAGGGATCTAACCAAAATGAAGAAACTGAAAAGAATTCTGAAAGCGATATCCAGACGAAAAAGACAAGAGAGACTGAAACGGAATTATAAAAATTATTCCTTACAGATCCCACGCCTGATGAAAGCAGAAACAACCATGGAACTTGATTTTGCGGCCGGATATCTGATCGGACAGTTTGAAGCAGCCTACGAATACGGGGAACTGTCAGAGAAACAACACGACGAATTAACACAGATCGTCAACTATATTCACGAAGGACAGAGAGAAAAAAAGGAAAATGAATAAAAGAAAAAGCGGATTACAGAAGATAAAAAACTTCCGTGATCCGCCTTTTCGAACGATATCGAAATCTAACCAAAACCATAATACACCCGGAAGGAGTGAAAAGTCAATGATAAAACTATATGAAGAAAGCGAACTGAAAAGACTGACAACATCGGAAATTGACAGAATGAAAGACGACACGGTTTTTATACAGATCAGCGAAACGAAATTTGAAAGAAAAAAAGATCCTGAATACGATCGTTATTACGACGCCTATTTATGCGAAGTGATGGACCGCGACAAATACGAAAGAAGAACCAAAACGGGACAATTAAGGAAGCTGAAAAAGAAAATCCATAAATTAAAGGAAGAGAAAGACGATCTTTCGGGAAGGTTAGACGCGGCCGCGGAAATCGCAAGCGCAGAGGTACGCAAACGTCAGAAAGCGGAAGAAACGATCGAAGAAATGAAAGCCGGGTTCAGGGAACTAGAACGCGTGTTCGGAGATTTACCGCCGGAGATCGTTTCGTTATACAGAATACCAGATCGGAAAGGGTAAAAACACGAACGCGTGTTTCTTCTATATATAAGGAAGAAATCTTAACCGTCCTTGTAATGGGTATTAACAAATCAGACACCATTGTTTTTATATATAAAATAAATAAATACATACATGGACGGGAAGGGGGATTCTATGAAGCAGAAACGAAGCTATGATAACTACGACTACAACGAAGCGTATCAGTATGATCTTGACAAAGAGATAGAGAAGGCAGCGAAAGAGAAATTCAGACGCGAGAATCCCTTGCTGATAGATTTTGAAGAACAGTGGAAAGAGCAGCAGGCAAAACTTGAAGAATGGGAATACGAACGACTGTTGAAAGAAGGGAAGGTGGAAAGCCTTTACAGAACATCAACGATCAAGTGCAAAAACATAAAATCCGGGAAAGAGATTGCGGAAGTGATGATCTATCCGTCTTTCTATAACCGGGCAGATATGCCACACACGAAGAAAAAGAGAGAAACGAAGCCGTCACAAAGGAATCTGAACGACAAGAACGCCCGCCGATATGTGATCCGCCTTGCGAATATCAATTTCGGTTCAGGGGATATCTGGGCGACGTTTGGGTGGGACGATCGCTACATACCGGAAGACATAGAGAGAGCAAAAAAGGACGTGACGAATTTTATCAAGCGAGTGAACCGCAAGAGAAAGAAACGCGGGTTCGATAACATGAAATATATCTACGTTCTGGCCGTGGACGATTACACGCGCCCACACTTTCACATACTCATGAGCGGCGACGGCGTGGATCGCGACGAATTAGAAGCAATGTGGGGAAAATGCAAGCGACCGAACACGCGCCGGGTAAAACCGGACGAAGATTTCGGAATAACCGGCCTTGCGACCTACATTTCCCAAAATCCGCACGGGACAAAACGGTGGTGCAGCTCAAAGAACCTGAAAAAGCCACCAGAGCCGACAAGATCATACCGGAAATTCAAGAAACGCCGTGTTGAGAAAATGGCAAAGGATCACGAAACACTGAAACAGAGCCTTGAAAAAGAATACGTGGGCTATCGCTTTTTAGACGCCGAAGTGAAGTTCAACACAGTGACAGCCGCGTTTTACATATACGCAAGAATGACAAGAGACTGAAAGGGGAGATCACATGGCGGTCAAATTACAAAACATGAAAAATTCAGAGATCACGGAGCAGATAAAACTTTTTAACTGGGCGCGGTCGGTCCGGGAATTTATACCGGAATTAAAATTATTGCACCATATCCCGAACGAAGGGAAGCGGACGAACGGCGCATTGCTGAAAGCTGCCGGAATGGTATCGGGCGTTCCTGACCTGTCGCTTCCGGTAGCGCGCCGGGGATTCAACGGTCTGTACATCGAAATGAAATTCGGGAGCAACAAGCCAACAAAAGATCAGGTCGAATTTATGACAATGCTGAAAGATCAGGGATATAAAACGGCGGTTGTATATTCGGCAGAAGAAGCGCGAAGCCTGATCCGGCACTATCTGGCACGGGCAGACAACTTCGATCTGGTTAATTGTGAGGAAGCCCCAAAAATGTTCGGGTGCTGTGAAGGCATCGAAGCAGACTGGACGCCGTGCGCGAACTGTGAACTGTACAAGAAAAATAAACAGCCGGAATGGTAGGAAGGAGAAAAAATAATGTTTGTAAGATTAAGAGATTTCAAAAGACAGATAAAAGAAGCCTACACGGGCGCGGGCTTATACGTTGCGCGCCGGGGAAATCAGTTGCTTTTCGGTGGCTCATACTGGGCGATCGCCACAATGAAAGAATCACTGGATAAAAAGGCACTGGCAGCAGTGATCGAATTAACGGGAGAAATGCCGGAAGATGGGGGGCTTTCAAGGCAACAAAGGAAGCCAACCAGTACGAGATCAACGAAGTACACTGGAATTTGATAGACACGACATACCAGTACGAAGACGAGGAAGAAAAACTAACAGTGACGCGCCTTGTATTAAACAAACACCCATACGGTCAGACCATGCGAATTCTACAGGCAGAAGACGGACGGGTGGACGTACTGGGCGAAGGATTCATTCAGGCAATCGATCCGTCGTCGATGAACACCGATTACGAATACGAGATCGAGGGACCGCTTATCAATCGGCATTTTCCGAAACAGGTATACTGGAGAAGCGAAGCAACAACCCTGACCGCATTTCTTTTCGACCGCGACGATATGAAAGAAAAAGATCTTCTGGACTATTTGCAGAACACAAAGATCGAAGGATAAGGAGAAACGGCCATGGCGTATAAACTGGATAAAAACACAAAAACGATCGTCTGGGCAATCATGAAGGATCAGGAGAAGCGAGACAGGAGAAAACACACCGGGCAGTATACGGCGTTCGACCGACGGGCGGATAAGGCAATCGAAGAAGCAAAAGAGAATATCGGACTGCAAGGATTCACAGGAAGCACACGCGATCAGGTTATCGAGAAGATCTGTCAGAGCTTGAAGGATAATACGCCGTGGGAACTACTGGGGGAAACATATTGCTGTCGCCGCTTATTCTACGAATACCGGAAAGAGTTCTGCTATCACGTGGCGGCGTCAATGGATATGATTGGCAGCAGTAGGAAGACAGGTCAGAAATGAACAGCGACAGAAGATAGAATGGAGAGTGACAAGTGGCGAAAGAATATGCAAAAGCCTTTTACAATTCCGAAGCATGGAAGAAGACACGGAAAGCATACTACGACAGCAAGGGCGGAATGTGCGAGCGTTGTCAGAAAGAATTCGAAGAAGGCAAACGCAGCTTGAAAGAAGTCAACATCGGAACGATAGTGCATCACAAGATATGGATCACGCCGAAGAATATCAACGATCCGAACGTCACGTTGTCGTGGGATAATCTGGAAGTCGTGTGCGACGAACACCACAACACAGAACATCACGGCAAGCCGAAGCGATACAGATTCGATCGTGACGGTAATATCATTCCGACAAAATCATTTTCCTGAAAATCAAAAACAGATCAGCCAAAAACAAAAACGAAATCGCGAAAAGCGCGCCAACCACCCCCCGGGGGTAGCAAAAATTTTTCTACCAAAAGAACCAAGGGAGCTAGATAAAAAAAACTCTCCGCAGGCGCGCGCACGTGAGAGGGGGTGTAAATGCATGGATTTAGAGAAAGATAGAGAGATAAAACCAGAAGAAGATCAGGTTTTACCGGAGTTATTGGAACTTCTGGGAATATTCAGAGATTTACCGGAAGCACGGAAAAAGAATCTAAAAACGAGACTGAAAAAAGAAGCAGCGGGCGAGATTTTAACCGAAGCAGAGGTCGAAAAGGAACGAAAAAAGATCATGGAATTGTTCAAGGACGTTGAGGACGACCGGAAAAAGAAAATGATCGAACGCAAGGTAAAAGAAATGGCTTTTCAGGCTGTGGCGATCCGGGAAGCAAAATACTCAATCATGACGGAAGGGCTAAAAACCGAAGTTGTCAACGGCTCACAAAGATACATGAAAGAGAATCCGGCAGTTGCAACCTTTGACAAATATTCGCGGGCGTATAACTCAAATATCGACAAACTGATCGAGTATTTACCACAACAGCAGACGGAGAAAATAAGCAAGTTGGCAGCGTTTAGAAATGCATAACGTATATGTGAATTACATTGTCGAATATCACGACAAGATCGAACGCGGGCAGATCATAGCGGGAAAATGGATAAAGAAAATTTATAAAATCCTAGTTGACGGCATAAAATCCGGCGACTGGGATTTTGACGCAAAAAAAGCAAATAAGGCAATCCAGTTTATCGAAAATTTCTGCCACCACTCAAAGGGACGGAACGACCTTTTCAAGTTGGAACTATGGCAGAAAGCTATTGTTTCGGCAATTTTCGGAATACTGGATAAAAAGACACATAGACGGCAGTTTCGGGAAATCTTTCTTTTAGTCGGACGTAAGAACGGAAAAAGCCTTTTCGCGGCGGCAATTATGGCATATGTGGCGTATATCGACGGAGAATACGGCAGCGAATTATATTGTCTTGCGCCGAAACTAGATCAGGCTGATATCGTGTATGACAGCTTTTACAAGATCACACAAGCGGAAGAAGAACTGGCAGAAGTGACAAAGAAGCGGCGATCCGATATCTACATAGCGGAATTAAACACCACAATCAAAAAGATCGCGTTCAACGCAAAGAAGGCGGACGGCTTCAACCCAACAATGACAACCAATGACGAAATGGAAGCATGGCCGGGCGATCAGGGCTTGAAGCAGTACGAAGTTATGGTATCAGGTACAGGAGCGCGAACGGAGCCGATCACGCTTTCTACATCGACCGCCGGATATGTCAACGACGGAATCTTCGACGAACTGATGAAACGATCAACAGCTTTCTTGAAAGGATCGAGCAAAGAAAGACGATTGCTTCCGTTCCTGTACATGATCGACGATCTGGAAAAGTGGAACACAAAAGAAGAACTGGCAAAAGCTAACCCAAATTTAGGCGTATCGGTTCAGTGGGAATTCTTTGAAGAACAGATCGCGATCGCGCTACAGTCGTTATCAAAAAAAGCGGAATTCATGACGAAGTATTGCAATATCAAGCAAAATTCTTCGATTGCATGGCTTGACTATGAGACGGTAGCGAAGGCAGCAGGACAACCGCACACACTGGACGACTTCCGGGGTTGTTATTGCGTGGCCGGGATCGACCTTTCACGAACAACCGACCTGACGGCCGTTTCACTGGTTATCGAAAAGGGCGGAAAGAATCACATTATTACACAATTTTTCATGCCACAGGAACGCTACAACGTGGCAATCGACGAAGAAGGCGTCCCATACAACATTTTCAAAGAACAGGGCTATCTCACGATATCGGGAGAACATCAGGTAAATTACAAAGACGTGTTCGCGTGGTTCGTGCGCCTGATAAAAGAATATAAGATCAGGCCACTAAAAGTCGGTTACGACAGATATTGCGCGGGTTATCTGGTGGAAGAAATGAAAGAATCAGGCTTCCACATGGACGACGTATATCAGGGAACGAACCTGACGCCTATATTAAACACATTCGAAGGGGATCTGAAAGACGGAATGTATTTGATTGGAGAAAACAACCTGTTAAAATCCCACCTGTTAAACGTGGCCGTTCAGATCCAGACAGACGACAGCAGAATGAAACCTGTCAAGATCGAAAAGCGGGCGCATATAGACGGCGCGGTATCGATCTTCGATGCACTGGCCGTAAAAATGAAATACCACAAGGAAATCGGCAGACAATTACAAAATGCAGCATAAGAGAGGGCGCGCCCCTCTCTTTTTTGCGTCTGAAAACAGGTCAGAAATGAACGCACTTAAAAGATAAACTGAACTGTGAATAAAGCCGAAAGGGGGTAGAACGAAACGGGAATATTAAAAGATTTTGCGACATTCCGCAAAATGAAGTTCAGTCCGATTTTCACAATCCGGGGCGAATACAACGCGTCGGCGGATATGGACGCAAGCGATATCATCGGATCAATAACAAATTGTATCGCAACGAACGTCGGAAAACTGACACCGCAGTTGATTCGCACAGATTCGCGCGGAATGATGATTCGCGACGATTATCTGGCGAAACTTCTTTCCTTGCGTTGGTCGCCGGAATTGTCCGTATACGACGCACTGTACAAAATGGCGGCGCAACTTGTCAGAAAATCCAATGCATTCGCAGTGATTTTTTACAATGACGATTTTTCCAAAGTCAAAAGCATTGTGCCAATCACGACACGTGGGTTCAGAGTGTGGGAAGACGAAGAAACCGGAGCAATGTTATTCCGGTTCACGTGGGACTATGACGGGAAGATCTACACGGTCCCGTATCAATCCGTGATCCACCTGAAAGCAAGATTCGACAGAAAGCGTTTTTTAGGATCTGAACCAGATCCGGCATTGAAAAACACACTGGAATTACTGGACGCAACCGGACAGGCATTGCGGAATCTGGTTAAAAATTCCGCCAACCTGAAAGGTTATTTGAAATACAACAACTTTGCGGACGACGAAGAACTGAAAAAGAAAGTAAAAGAATTTCAGGAAGCATACATGGACGCGAGCAACGAAGGCGGACTGGGCGGACTGGATAACACAATGGAATTTCACGAAATCAACCAGAAAGCCCCAACTATTCCGACACTGCAATCGCAGTTTTTACGCGATAACGTATACCGCTATTACAACGTGAATGAAAATATTTTAATGTCAAAATTTTCAGAATCAGAGTGGAACGCATTTTACGAAAGCGTGATCGAACCGATAGCCCTTCAATTATCACTTGAATTCACATTCAAATTACTGACGGAGAGGGAAAGAGGATTCGGAAACAAGATCATATTTTCTTCAAATCGTTTACAGTATGCAACATTGCAGACACGATCAACAATCGGATCGGTTCTGTATGACCGAGGAATTATCACAATCAACGAATTCCGGGAACTTCTCTACTATGAGCCGATCGAAGACGGCGACGTGAGAATGGTATCACTGAACTACGTCAAAGCAGACGATCAATCACTGTACCAGACGGGGCAGCAGGACGGAAGCAGCGGCAATGGACCGCCGGAAGGCGACGGACAGCAGCAGGCGGCGAAAGTACCGCTTGAAATGCTTATGAACGCTATCTATGTACAAGCAAAACTGAAAGGGGGCAGACAATGGCGGACGTATTAAAAGGGCTTGAAATCAAAAACATGACCGACGTTTCCGCGGATCTCTACTTTTACGGCGATATCGTGTCGGACTGGTGGGGAGCATGGCAGAACGAAGATCAGTACCCGGACGCTATCAAGAATTTTCTTTCCCAGGCAGAAGGAAAAGACTTGAATGTATATGTTAATTCCGGCGGCGGATCAGTGTTCGCAGGAATGGCGATCTACAACATGATTAAACGCCACGGAGAAAAAAACAAAGTGAAAGTATACGTGGACGGCTTGGCCGGTTCGATTGCATCTGTAATCGCATTTGCGGGAACAGAGCCGCCGGAAATTCCGTCGAATGCATTCTTGATGATTCACAAGCCATGGGGCGCAATTTCCGGCAATGCGGACGAAATGCGAAAAATGGCGGACGATCTGGATAAAATACAGACCGGAATCATGAACGTATACGAAGATCATCTGGCGGAAGGCGTCACGATCGATCAGGTGGAAGCACTGGTAGACGCGGAAACATGGTTGGACGGAAAGGAAGCGGCGAAATATTTCAATATCGCACAGACAGACGCGGCCGATTATGTGGCAGCAGTCGGCGACTATTTGAGCCACGCCGGAAAGTTGCCGGAAAAATTCAAATCTCACCAGAAACAGCCGGAACAGACACCGAAGGGGCCTACACCGGAAGAACAGGCGAAAGCGGCAGCAGACGCCGAAAAAAGAAACCAGATCAAAAGATTATGTATCGAGGGAATGACGAAAGGAGAATAAAGCGAATATGAAGCATGAAGAACTTGTGAACATGAACATGAAAGACCTGAAAGCAAGACTGAAAGAGATCGGCACACAGGCACAGACAGCAGAAGGCGAAGCACTGGACGCCCTGACAACCGAAGCCGAAGACATTAACGGCATTTTGCAGGACATTCAGAACCGCGCAAATATCGCGGGACTGGCAGCACAGGCGGGCGACAATGCCGGGGAAGGAACACCGGGAGAGAAAGGCGACGACGTGAAGAACAAAAAGCGCGAAGAAAGAGGGCAGAGCTTAAAAGACGGAAAGACAGTACAGTTCAACGCAAAAGTGGCGTTCAGATCTGTACAGAACGCGCTTTCCGTCACACAGGCAGTCACACCAAAACACACTGCGAGCGACATAAAAGAGACATTCAACGACGTTTCTTCACTGGTAGATCGCGTCAGAGCAATTCCGTTAAATGGCGGAGAAACATATCAGAGAGGATATGTAAAAAGCTACGGCGACGGCGCAGGAAGCACAGCGGAAGGCGCAGACTATAGCGCGACAGAACCGACATTCGGTTATGTAACCATGGAAAAGCAGAAGATCACAGCGTACACAGAAGAACCGGAAGAAATGATTAAACTTCCGAACGCAGATTACGACGGAGTGGTAGAAGGATCTGTCACACGCGCGATCAGAAAGTACATGAACCGTCAGATTATGATCGGCGACGGCACAAGCGGAAAATTCAAAGGCATTTTCCACAACCCGGCAAAAGCAGCCGATCAGGTTATTGATCCAGCAAAAGACCTTTCTATGAAGGCAATTACAGACGAAACACTGGACGATATTATCTATGGTTACGGCGGAGACGAGGAAGTGGAAGACGTTGCCGTTCTGATCCTGAACAAAAAGGATCTGAAAGCATTTGCGAAACTGAAAGATAAACAGGGACGCAAATTCTACACAATCGTAAATCACGGAAACACCGGAACAATCGACGGCGTACCGTATGTTATCAATTCCGCTTGTAAAGCCGTGACAGACGCGCAGACTTCAACAGCGGAATACTGCATGGCGTATGGACCACTTAGCAACTACGAAATGCCGATCTTTTCTGATATCGACGCGAGAAAATCAACCGATTACAAATTCAAACAGGGACAGATCGCATACAGAGCGGACATTTTCGCGGGCGGTGCGGTTGCTGCATATAACGGATTTATCCGCGTGAAACGACCGGAAGCAGGAAAATAAGAAACAGAAAGGACGGCTAAACAATGACGTATAACGAACTTGTGGACGCGGCAAAATTGCGCGTCCGAAAACTTTCAAATGATGCATTAGACGAAGACGTGAAAACCCACGTTGATTTCGTACTGGCAGACCTGAAAAGAATCGGGGTAAACGAAGAAAAGTATCTGAAAGCCCCGGAAGATCCGTTAATCATTGGGGCCGTCCTTGCGTATGTCAAAGCATATTACGGAATGGACGCATACCACGACAAATGGTTAGCGGCCTACGATATGCATTTAACCAGAATCAAAGGGGGCGACTACAAATAGACGCATATATCACACTGGTTGAACCGGGCGAAACCAAAGAAGAAGACGTCAAAAACGGCGTGATCGCAACCGTTGAACCGATCGGGCGTGATGAATTTGTGGCAGCAGGACAAAAGGGCATGAAAGCCCGCCACAAGTTCAACGTATGGGGCAATGAGTACAACGACGAACAGGAAGTTGAATACAACGGTCGCCGCCTGACGATATACCGAAGTTACGGCCCGAAGGACGACGGAAAGATCGAACTGTACGCCGGAGAAAGGGCGGGCAATGTATGAAAACAAAGATCGACATTGACGGGCTTTCCGACGCCGTACAAGAAGAATTGAAAAACTGGCAGAAAGACACGTGTAACCCGGTTCTAAACGAAGCATACAAAGCCGGAGCAGAAGAAGGGAAGAAAGTTCTTTTGCAGGGCGGACCGTACAAGGAGCGCACCGGGAAGTATACGAAGGACTGGGACGTAACGCAAAGAGACAGCAGAACCGGAAGGATAACCGGGACAGAAAGTTATTCAGTACACAACAAAAAACATTATCAATTAACACACCTTTTACAGAACGGACACGCAAGCAGAAACGGCGGGCGTGTCAAAGCCTATCCGCACATCGACAGCGCGGAAGAAAAGGTAGAAAAGGCAGCAACAGACTACATCGAGGATAAGTTAGGGGGATAACATGCCGACGATTGAAGAAATCATCAAAAGAGCAACGGCAATCGGGCTTCCGATCACGAAGAACGCATGGAAGAAGACAGCGAAGAACCCGATCCCAGATCCACCGTATATAGTCTATCTAGTTAGCGAGGGCCAGAGGGGCGACGATAACAAGAACACGATCCGGGAGGTTGACGGATCAATAGAACTATACACAGACAGAACGCCGGACGAATCACTGGAAGGACGGATCGAAGAAGAAGTTCTTTCCGATCTGCCGTTCAAAAAATATCAGACGGAGATCACTTCCGAAAACATGGTTCAGACGGCGTATGAATTCAATATCACGCAGAAGAAAGGCAGGAAATAGAAATGGCAGAGACAGAAAGAATTATTCTAGGATCTGGAAACGTCCATATGAAATTATTTGACGGGAATCTGCCGTCAGTTGATGAAATTTGTACAGACGAAAATCAGATTTCATACATTCAGGGCGGCGCGACCATTGAGTACAAGCCGAGTTATTACACGGCAAAGGACGACACAAGAAAGATCCAGAAAACCGTTATCACAGACGAAGAAGCCACCATGAAAAGCGGTTTAATGACATTTTGCGGAAACACGCTTGAAAAGATCTGCGATACCGCCCGCGTAAGCTATGCGGAAAAGACTTCGACCAAAAAGAAAAGAAGAATCGTAAAGGTCGGCGGCGGAAACAATCAGGGCAGAAAAAAATATGTAATTTGTTTCCACCATGAAGATCCGGTGGACGGCGATATCTGGGTAATGATTGTCGGAAACAATCAGGCCGGTTTTTCCCTTGCGTTCGCAAACGACAAAGAAACTGTCGTAGACGCAGAATTCACGGCATTACCGCAGGACAAAGAAGGAACACTGATTCACTACGAAGAAGAAGTTCTGGAAGATACACAGAGTTTGAGCGATACAACCGAACAGAAACCGGTCGCAGATAAATAAAACAGATAAAACGATCACAAGGCGGCGTATAGACAAAAACGCCGCCTTTTTTCAGAAGGAGAAAAGACAATGGCGAACATGAATTTTGATTTCAATAAAATTAACAGATCCTTTTTCACGGTAACACTTACGGACGGAAAGAAATTACTGGTTAAGATGCCGAAGAAAGGAACATTCGGAAAACTGGCAGCAGTTCAGGACATGGATACCGACAATATGACAATGGACGACGCAATGGACACACTGGGCGCGATCGTTGCAGAAGCCTTGTCGAACAATTTACAGGGCGAAAAGATCACAACAGAATACATCACGGATCAGTACGACGTGGAAGAAATGTCAGAATTTGTGGATAACTATATGGCATTCGTGAACGGAGCAAAGAAAAACCCAAACTAATTATTCCGTACTATGACGATCCAGAATACGAAGAACCAAAGTTTCCATTGAAAACGAAGTCTGAAAAGTTAGTGATTAACTATACCGGTCTAAATATGTGGGAAGTGGAAGAACTGGATCTTGACGTCTATCTGTTTTTAGTACGGGAAGCATTTATCTATTATACAAGCCAAACAGAGAAGGGGCGGGAGTACTTAGAAAACTGTTGGCGCATGAAGCAGACAAAACCAGATCGGCAGAGTCTACGCGAAAAATTCAGCAAGAAAGGGGGAGAATAAATGGCAGCAAAAGGCAAAATAGCCGGAATTACTATCGAAATCGGCGGCGATACCACGAAATTAGATAAAGCCTTACAGGGAGTAAACAAACAAACCAGAGACGCACAAAAGGAACTGAAAGAAGTAAACAAATTACTGAAATTAGATCCAAAAAATACGGAACTTCTGGCGCAGAAACAAAAATTACTTGCAGAATCGATCGACGGGACGAAAGAAAAACTGAATATTCTGAAAGACGCCGAAAAACAGGTTCAACAGCAGTTCGAAAACGGCGAAGCATCAGAAGAACAGTACAGAGCGTTGCAACGCGAAATCATTCAGACAGAACAACAGTTGAAAAACCTGAAAAAACAGGCAGAAGACAGCAACGGCGCACTGGATAAGATCGGAGAAGCTGCCGGGAAGATTGGCGAAAAGTCCGAAGCACTGGGAAAGAAGTTAATTCCGGTAACGGCGGGAATAACAGCAGTCGGAACGGCGGCCGTGGCATCATTCAATGAACTTGACGAAGGTTACGACACAATCATCACAAAAACAGGAGCTTCAGGAGAAGCACTGGACGGATTAACAGAATCTATGAACAATGCGTTCGGAGATCTTCCGACAGATGCGGAAACGGCCGGAATTGCGATCGGGGAAGTCAACACAAGATTCGGCGCGACGGGAGAAATACTGGAAGGCCTGTCAAAACAGTTTATCGAATTCGCAGAGATCAATGGAACTGATCTAAATGGTTCGATTGATTCAGTCGACGCGGTCATGACAAAGTTTAACGTCGATGCATCGGAAACGCCGTCAGTACTTGGACTTCTGACGAAAGCCGGACAAGATACCGGAATTTCAATGGAAACACTACTGGGAACATTGCAGACGAACGGCGCAACACTAAAAGAAATAGGCCTGGATCTCACGGGTTCAGTAAATCTTTTGGCACAGTTCGAAAGCAGCGGCGTTGATGCATCAACCGCCATGGCAGGATTGAAAAAAGCACAGCAAAACGCAACAGCAGAAGGGAAGACATTAAAAGACGCATTATCAGAAACGATTGACAAAATCAAAAACGCAGGCAGCGAAACAGACGCACTGCAGGCAGCAACAGAACTATTCGGCAAGAAGGGCGCGGCAGAAATGACGCAGGCAATCAGAGAAGGAAGATTCAGCGTCGAAGATCTGACCGGATCACTGGACGATTATAAAACGACAGTAGAAGATACATTCAATGCAACATTAGATCCGCCGGACAAGGCGAAAGTTGCGTTGAATAATTTAAAAATCGCGGGCGCGGATCTTAGCGAAACACTGTTAAATACAGTAACACCAATTCTTGAAAAAGTTGTCGATAAAGTAAAAGAATTCACAGCGTGGTTTTCAAGCCTATCAGACAGTCAGAAAGAAATGATCGTAAAGATCGCGGCGGTTGTGGCAGCAGTCGGACCGGCGTTGATTATCTTCGGAAAAGTGGCGTCGGGAATTAGTCAGATATGCGGCCTAGCGTCGAAACTGGGCGGCTTGCTAAAAGGTGCGCCCGCGCTCATGGGAATTTTATCGAATCCGGTAACGATTGTTATTGCATTGATCGCGGCGATCGTCCTATTGTGGAATAATTGCGAAGGTTTCCGAAATGCCGTGAAGAAAATTCTTTCAGCAATAACGGAATTCTTTCAGAACGCATGGGACAAGATTCAGGAAGCATGGGCGAACGCCCAACCATATTTCGAAATGATAAAAGAAGGAATCAAAACCGCCTTTTCAGTAGTTGCGGAAATCCTGACAGCACCGTTTCGGATCGCTTGGTTTCTGATAACTTCGATCTGGGACATTGCAACTACATATTTTCAAAATGTGTTTTTTCGGTCGTCGGGCAGATAATCGGCGGATTTTTCGAATCCGCATGGATCATTATAAAAGGCGTCTGGGACGTAGTTGTTCTGTATTTTCAAACAATCTGGTCGAATATACAGGCCATATTTTCGGTAGTTGCTACAGTTTTAGGCGGATTTTTTCAAGTTGCATGGACCACAATAACAACCATCTGGGACGTGGCGACGGGATATTTTCAAATGATCTGGTCTGTGATACAGGGAATTTTTTCGGTTGTACAGTCTGTACTTTCCGGCGACTTTTCGGGCGCATGGGAAGCGATAAAAGGTATCTGGTCGGCCGTGACAGGTTGGTTCGGTCAGGTATGGTCAGGGATTCAGAATATTTTCGGAAGTGTCGGAAGTTGGTTCGGATCAATCTTTCAGTCAGCATGGAACGCGGTTCAGAATGTCTTTTCAAACTGGGGATCGTTCTTTTCAGGCTTGTGGGGCATCATCCGAAACACATTTTCAAATCTGGGAACGTCTATCGCGAACGCGATCGGCGGCGCGGTTAAGTCCGGGATCAATGGCGTAATATCTATGATTCAAAACACGGTCAATTCCGCGATCAGAATTATCAATGGAGCAATTAACTTAATTAACCGTCTTCCGGGCGTATCGGTTGGGAATGTCGGATATTTAAGTCTGCCACGACTGGCGAAGGGCGGTATCTTAACGAACGGCCGCGCGATTGTAGCGGAAGCGGGACCGGAGATTGTCGAAATGGTAAACGGTAAAACAATCGTTACACCGCTTTCAGGAACAGCAAAGAACACGGCACTTGAAAGAAACTTCGGCGGACAGAAAGGATCGCTAAAACAGGAAATCAGCTTGAATATAGAAAACTTCTATAACAACAGAAAACAGGACGTGCGCGAACTGACGGAAGAAGTTATGGAAATGGCGCAGGAATTAAAGGAAAGGGACGACAAAGTATATGCTTAATGAATTTTACGACAATATCAACAGTTTTACATACAACGGGCGGAATTCGCTTGATATGGGACTGGCAGTATACGAAAAAGAAAACATATACGGCCGTCCCAAACCTGTTATTGAAAAAGTAAACATTCCGGGACGTGGCGACGTGATTCTGAACAACAAAACAGATCCGATCGATAACGAAGAATACGAAGATTTCCAGAAGGTGTATAAATGCTATGTTATGCCGGAAGAATATCAGGATCTTGAAATGGTCGCCCGGAATGTGTATGCGTGGTTATACCAGACTGTGCAATATTCACGGCTTGACGACAGTTACGAACGCAATTATTACAGAATGGCCCATGTATCGGAAGAAATGTCGGTGGAAGAAATCGCCGCCGCACTTCTGGGGACCTTAGAAATACAGTTCACTTGCCACCCGTACAAATATTCATACGACGGCGAAAGAACACTAACACTCACAAAAGCGACAAGCATTTTCAATACAGAAGGCTTTACGGCCTATCCGTACATGAAGATCTATGCGACGGGTGCGGTTACGTTGTACATCAACGACCGCGCCCATACATTCAAGGAAATAGAAGACTATATCGAAGTAGACAGCGCGCTATTAAATGCGTACAAAGGGGACACGCTGCAAAATAACAAAATGACTACAACATTATTTCCGAAACTGACAGCGGGCGAAAATAAAATCCGTTGGGCGGGCAATGTAAAGAAAATTGACATTGTGCCGCGGTGGTGCTGCCTGTGATACCGATTCTATATGATCCCCTTGAAACGCAATTTGATTCAAACGGAATCGGACTTCTGACGGACGCGATATCTTGCATTGTAGAGGAAGAAAGAAACGGATCTTTTGAACTGACTTTACAATATCCGCAGGAAGGGCGACTGGCGAAATACATCACAGAAGATGCAGTAATCAAAGCAAAACCAAACGACAAAGACGGCGATCAGCTATTCAGGATCTATAAATCAGGAAAGCCGATCGGCGGCGTGAATACCTATTACGCCGAACATATCAGTTATGAACTGAACATGAATCCGGTATGCCGACCGAGAATATCCGGCAAAAACGCACAGGAAGCAATCGCGCAGCTATTAGAAGAAGCTGTGATCGAAAACAACTATACGGCGTGGTCGGATATCACAACCAGAAACAGCACACAGATAGACGACGTGTTAAGCGTCCGAAACATTCTAGGCGGGACAGGAGGATCAATCCTTGACGTCTGGGGCGGGGAATATCAATTCGATAACTTTATCGTGAAGCTGCATAAATCCCGCGGATCAGATACCGGAGCAACGATCCGGTACGGAAAGAACTTGATTTCAGCAGAGCAGGAAAAAAACATCGGCGACGTGATAACGGCGATATTTCCATATTGTTATTACACACCGGAAAAGGAAGAAGGAGCGACGGAAGAACCAGATCCGGTTTTCGTTTCACTTCCTGAAAAGTTTATCAACACACCAAACGCGGACAAATACGCCCGCCTAAAGTGTGTGCCAATGGATTTTTCAGACGAATTCGAAGACGGCGTGATCGTA